GACTGCACGACCAACCCCAAATACCAACAGAGGATGGAAATAAACGTATAACTGCATATTGTAAACCTGTAAGGAAGTAAGATGTTAGCAGAATTAGCAGCGGCAAATGCTGCCTTCGGTGTTATTAAAAGTTTCATAAGTAACGGAAAGGATTTAGCAAGTTGTGGTAAACAAATTTCTGATTTTGTTTTTGCAAAAGAGAAAATAGAAAAAGAAGTTAGTAAACAAAAAGCTAAAGGAATTGCAGGTGGTGATCTAGAAGAGTTCATGGCTTTAGAGGAGCTAAGACAAAAAGAAGAAGAACTCAAGCAGATAATGATTTATATAGGTAGACCGGGATTGTGGTCAGATTGGCAAAAGTTTCAGGCTCAAGCTAGAAAAGCTAGAAGAGAACAAGAAAGACTAGCACAGAAAAGAAGAGAAGAGATACTTGAATATATAGGTTATAGTATAGCTTTGATAGCTTTATTAGCATTAGGTGGTATGATACTTTTCTTTGTAGGTAAATGGACAGGTAAATTATGATACAGTGGATATTAAACATATTTAAAAAAAGTCAAGGAGACTTATCACAACATAGACTTCATACAACTAAGTATGAAGATTTATGTATGTAAGGATATAACATGGCACTTAAAAAATCTCAGAGGTCTTTAGTTGCTTGGACAAAACAAAAATGGAGAACCAAATCAGGTAAACCTAGTACACAAGGGAGTAAGGCAACTGGTGAACGTTATTTACCTTCGGCAGCGATTAAGGCTCTTTCTCCCAGTGAATATGCCGCCTCTACTGCTGCTAAACGAAAAGCGAAGAGAGCAGGTAAACAGGTATCTAAACAACCCAAAAAGATTGCAAAGAAAACATCAAGATTTCGTAAATTCAGTTAAAGCTAAAGAATTAGAAAGAGCACAAAGGTTACAGGAAAAAATAAATAATGATACAAGCACTAATAGGACCAATAGCAAATCTCGCAGGAACATGGTTTCAAAACAAACTAGAAAAAACAAAAGCAGAAGGTAAGGCAAAAGTAGCAGAAGCAAAAGCAAGAGCCACTGTAGCAGAGAAAGTAGCTACAGGACAAATAGAATGGGAAGGCAAAATGGCTGATGCCACAAATGATTCATGGAAAGATGAATTTGCTTTAGTTGTATTATTAGCTCCTGCGATATTAGTCTTCATTCCGGGAATGAGAGAGTATGTACAAAGTGGATTTGAAGTATTAGCAACGTTACCTGATTGGTATCAATATTTACTGTACATAGCAATATCTGCATCTTTTGGTATTAAAGGTGTAGGTCAAGCAGCAAAAATGCTAAAGAAAAAATAGAGGTTATCATGGCAGAAAAAAAGTCTAAAGTAAAAGCACATAGAGGATTTATACACATTCCTAAAAGAAGAGGACCTAGAAGACCCATAAGAAGAAATCCTGTAAATTTAAAAAATTTAGGATACTTTGGAAGATTACCAAAAGGTATGCAGGATTTATTATTAAGAGGAAGACGCAGACCACCTAGAATACCACCTGACTTCAGACCACAACCTTATCCCATGCCTATAATTAGAAGATCACCTCAAGTACCTATAAATAATGCCACGATTACTCAAATAAATAAAAGTTTAAAACAATTACGAGAAACTGCTAGGGGGAGGGGTCTTAGTATCCCACGATTTCCAATAGGCGATCCTCCACCTAATATTCGCAGAAATCCTCAAAAAATGAAAGAGTTTAGAAGAAAGCAACTAATAAGTCAATTAAGAAGAACTCAAAATTTTATAGACAGGTCTAGTAGACCACGTAAGACGATTTTAGAATCAGCACGTATGGGTAACAGAAGACAAACTGCAGCACCTGTTCAACAAGCAGTAAGAAATCCTAACACAAGAAGAAGAATACCAAACAGATTA